GGCGGGGGAACTACACACACCACAAGCCTCGTAAACCTGGATTGCAACGCGGCATACACTTATTACATCAGGTGTATTGATGGTTCTGGCAACGCAAACGCAACAAGCACGGAAGCGAGTTTCAGCATTGTGGCATCAACTGAGTCTGTTGGTTCGGTAAGGTCTAAAGAAGGCGCAGGTTCGGTAAGGTTTAAATAAGGTGACAGCAACAATAGCATTCGCATTTTTGCAACTGATTTTATTTTAATAATTTAATTAGAGGATAATAATTGTTAATATTGCCAATAGGTGATTGTCATATAGATGAACTTGATGATTTAAGTAGGTTTAAGTTGTTAAGTAAATTTATTATAGATAAAAAACCAGATGTTATTATTTTTATGGGTGATTTTTTAACAATGAGTTGTTTGTCATTTTTTGATAAAGATAAACGACAAAGAATGGAAGGTAAAAGATATAAAAAAGAAATAGATAAAGGGAACGAAGCTTTAGATATTATATTTTATGAACTTTTAGAATTACAAGAAAAGCAAAGATTGCAAAAATTAAAAATATATAGACCAAATGTTTATTATCTTAACGGTAATCATGGAAATCGTCTCAACAGATATTTAGAATATGATCCAACTTTTGAAGGTCTAGTAAGTATAGAAAAAGATCTAAAATTAAAAGAAAGGAATATAAAATTTATTCCTTACAGAGAATATTTAAATATAAATAAAATAAATTTTACACATATTCCATTTAATAAAACAAAAGAAGTTTGTGGGGTGAATATTACAAAAAAAGTTAGCCAATTAATGTTTACGAGTTGTGTCTTTGCTCATGTTCACAGTATGGAGTATGAAGGTTTTAAAAGGCATGGGCAAGATGATTTACAACAAATATTAAGTGTAGGTTGTTTTTTTGAAAAACATGAAGATTATGTACACGGCAGAATTACTGAATATTGGAAAGGCTTGGTTTTACTCGATTCATTTAAAGAAGGGAGATTTGACACCCAAACCTATTCATTGGAAAAATTAAAAAAGGAATATCATGATTAATCTTGTTCGTGCAGTACAAAACAATAAAAATCAGCTAATCCCAGAAAATTATGAATTTTGTCCAAGATATAATCATGATAAAACTAAATTGAAATGTATAGCGAACAAAGAATGTAAATGTATGGGGATTGATGACGGTTCTGTAATAAAAAAAATTGGCGATAATAAATTTCTTATCCAATGTAATTATTGGTGTGATTGAATGAGAAGAATTTATTATGATTAAAAAATGTGAATTTTGTTCTATAGAATTTGAAACTAGTATCAAAAGAAAAAAATATTGTTCTTCTATTTGTAAAAATAAAAAATCTATTAAAAATAATAGTGTTTGCCTTATTTGTGGATATTGCGGTATAGCCTATAAAGCAAGGAATTCTGAAATAAAAGATGGAAGGAAATATTGTTCTCATTATTGTTATGCCTTCGATAAAATATTTATAGAAAATAAAATTTGTGAATATTGTGGTAAGACGTATAAACCCAAAAGTAATAAATCTAATCAAAAGTATTGTTCTCGTATATGTTATGATAATAATAAAAAAGATGTCTCAACAATATTTTTAATTTGTGAATATTGTGGCAAAGAATATAAAATTTTTAATAAACGGATGCTGAATTTATACAGGCGTGGAAGTAAAAGAAAATATTGTTCTAAAAAATGTACAGATTGTGCTAGGGTTGGTAAGTATATTAAAGAAAATAGTCCACAATGGAAGGGCGGGTTAACATCTTTGCAAGATTTAATAAGGAAGTCTTCTGGTTATATTAAAAATAGAGAAAGGTGTTTTAAAAGAGATGAATATAAATCAATTATATTGAATAAAAATAATAGGAGCAAATTAATCCATCATCATTTAAAATCTTTGTCAACAATAATTAGAGAAAATAATATTAATAAAGACAATTGGATAAAATTTAAAAATATTTTATTTGATATTAATAATGTTGTGACATTAAACAATGATGAACATAAATTATTCCATAAAATATATGGTAAAATAACTACGCCGGAACAATTTTATAAATTTAAAAAAGATTTTTTAGAGGGATTATATAATGGAAAAGTTATTTAAAAATATTTTTCAAAAAGAAGTGAATGAGGTAGAAAAATCTGTAGTTGCTTATGCGAATAAATCAGATTCTATAGATAGAAGTGGAGATTTAATTGATGATAATGCTTGGGAATTAGAAAATTTTATAGAAAATCCTGTCATCCCCGCTTTCCATAAATATGATAGACCTCCTATTGGTAGGGCAGCTTGGACTAAAGTCTATCCTGGTCAGGGATTAAAATTCAAGGTTAAGTTTGCTGAAACTGAAGAAGGAGAAACTTTTTACAAGTTATACTCTAGCGGAGTTATGAATGCATTTTCTGTAGGCTTTATTCCTAAAGAAATTTTATATAAAGATGATATGAATGAAGTTGAAATAAAAAAATATACTAGAGGCGGCAAAATCCCTGATAGGGTTTTTAAAAAAGTTGAACTTTTGGAAATATCAGCTGTTGTAGTGCCGGACCATTACTCAGCATTAGTAGAAAGAGTGGCTAATGGAGAGATTACTACAAAATCTATTGTTGATTTTGTAAATGAAATTGACCAAGATAATGAGAAAGCAAAAATTGTTGGGTTTGTTGATTTAGAAAAGAAAAAAGAAGAAATAGTTAAAGAAATAAATATCCCTGATGAAGTTTTTGGATTATTGGCTGGTGATGACTTCATAAGTAAGGAAAAAGAAGATATCAAAAAAATGGGCAATTGGTATGTTGATATAGAATTTATTAGCAGTAAAGAAAATAATGAAGACGTAACTAAAGATTCCGATAAAGAAATAATTGAAAAAACTGTCGTTATTAATGAACCGGAAGGGGAGTTAATTTCCGATAATGTGGATATTGATGAAACTTTAATTGAGAAAGATCAGGAATTAGAGGATGTTAAAGAATCAGAATCAGAGATAGACATAGACATAATCATTGAAAAAGAATTGGATGATTTTAATAAAGAGAAACAGGAAGTAGAGATTAAAAAGGAAACAGATGTAATAGATGCAAGAATTAAATTTTTCAATTCTTTAAAAGTAAAAAATGTTGATTTAGAAAAAATAAAAAAAGAATATGTCAATGATTTTGATATTACTCAAGTAAGGACAGAACCGGCAGGATTTGAATATAAAATTTTTACGAAATATTTGGGGTGTAAAATAAAAGATATTTTCACTACAGATTTTTTTATCCCGAATGCTATGAAAGGCAATTTTCTTTCTGCATTTAAGAATGTTTTGTCTAAGCATGAACTCCTTGATCAAAGAAATTTTTATGGTAATGGATCTGAAATCCCATTGCAGCATTCTGTTGTGAAATTGAATTCAAAATTAGAAGAAGAGTTTTTAGTAACTGGAACTCAATTTTATAAATCAAATGATGGTGATAGGTTTGTTTTTCAAATTTATAAAAATTGGGGTGGTTTAAGTATTGATATTTTTACTTCTAATAAAAATATTGAATTAAATAAATCGTTTGTCAGAGATGCTATAAAATGGGTTGATGAGAATAATTATCTTAAAGGTGAAAAATTTTCTATTGGTGGAGAATTTCTTGAGGTTAAGGAAATAGGATGGGATGATGTCATTTTCCCAAATGATGAAGCAAAGGATAAAATTAAGAAGAATATTGAAAAATTATCTACAAAGTCTCCTAGTCGTGGAATGATGTTTATTGGTTCCCCAGGTACGGGCAAAACATTAACTGGGAAGATTTTGATGAATAAAGCAGATACGACTTTTATCTGGGCTTCATCTAAAGATTTTGGCTGGGGAGCTGCTAGTGCTTTAGGCATTGGCTTTGAAATGGCTAGAACTCTTGCGCCTAGTGTTTTCTTTTTAGAAGATATTGATACATGGCTTAGTGGCTATACTGTTGATTTGTTAAAAACTGAAATGGATGGGATAAGGGAAAATAAAGGTGTTCTAACTATTTTAACTTCAAATTTCCCAGAAGATATTCCAGACGCATTGATTGATAGGCCTGGTAGGTTTCATCATATTATAAATTTTTCACTTCCAGATGAAGATAACAGAATAAAACTATTAAAGTTTTTTATAAAAGATGCCGATAAGGATATTATAACTGAGTTTGCTAAATTAACAGATGGATATTCTGGCGCTCATTTAAAAGAATTAGTAGAATTTGCTAAAATGATTGCTGAAGATGATGGAATTAGTATTGAAGAAGCTCTAATTCAGTCTTTAGAACAAATGAAAGAGCAAAGATGCTTAATTCAAGATTTAAAGAACGTAGATAAGAAAAAAGATATTGGCAATAATATAGAGACAAAAAGCATTGATTTTATAGAAATAGAAATCCCGGTTAAAAAATCAGAAGTCGAATTTGACTTTGATGCTATTCAAATAAAAGATATATTTGTTGATAAAGTTAAAAAGACATTTGATGAGATCGATCTTTCTGATTTAGTGGAAGATAGAATTAAAAAAGCTAAGGGTATAATTGAATTTGAGGATTAAATTGCTAGAGATATCATACAAGAGATATTAGGCGATTATTAAACATAAAATAAAATTTGGAGGATAAAATAAAATGGCTGAAGAAACTAAAAGTAAGATGACTATTGATGAACTTAATGAAGTTATCAGCAAGGGTGCTGCTTCCGTAGTTGAAGGCGCTGTTCTTAAGTTTAAAGAATCGCTTGCTCTTGAAATTGATGCAAAAATTAAAGCCGCAGTAGAGCCGATTGAAAAACGTATTGTGGTTGGTCAGAGTGAAGCAGAAAAAGATAAGAAGGCTGGGTTTAAAACACTTGCCCACTTTGCAACTGATGTTGCTAAAGCTGCTCAGTCTGGATATCGTAAACTCTCTCCAGAACTTTCTAAATGGGAAGATAATTGTGCAACCATTAAAGCTGCTGGTTCTCCTTCTCAGAATGTTGGTGACGGCGAAGCCGGTGGTTATCTGGTTCCTGAAGAATTTCGGCAAAACCTTCTTGTTGCGGCTAAAGAACAGAATGAGTTGATGGGTCGGTGTACTCAAATTCCTATGCAGTCAAATTCTGTAAAAATTCCTTATGTCAATGGTTTCGATAAATCTGGGAACTTGGTATATGGTAACGTTGCTTGGCAATGGACTGAAGAGGAAGGGTCTCTTACTGAAAAGAATATCAAGTTTGGTTATATTAATCTAAATCTTCATAAAGTAACAGCTCTTGCCTATGCTAGTGATGAAATTCTTCGCTTTTCTCCTATGAGTATGGAGAATATATTGCGTGAAGGGTTTACTGATGGTTTTAATTATGAAATGAACAGGGTTATCCTTAAAGGTACTGGCGCTGGCCAGCCACAGGGGTTACTCTCTGCCCCTTGTCTTGTCTCTATCACTGCTGAGACTGGTCAACCAGCTACGACCATTGTTTGGGAAAATGTTATTAAAATGTATGCGCGTTGCATTAATCCATCTAATGCTGTTTGGATTGCCAACCCCAATACTCTTCCTCAGCTTGCAAGCATGTCTCTAACTGTAGGCACCGCTGGTGTCCCTGTATTTATGCCAGCGG